ACCAGAACCCAAGGACGACACCCCGCTCGAATCGTGGGAGGACATCGAATTCGGTATCGACAAGATGATTGCTCACATATCTCAGCAACGCAAGGTAAAGTCGGAACGGAATTCTGAATAACGGGAACTATGGGTCTATAAACACGAACTGGGTATTGACAAATGACTTAATTTGTGTTACAATATATCTTTAGATAGATTGGTGAGTGATGACAACAGCACCGCTTCTAAATGCCCGTCCGGACATACCAACAACCCTGTTGGTTTGTTCGGGTTCTTTCAGTCCTTTATTGGAGATGCTTCATGCGTACAACAGACACCAAGTGGGATGCCTTACAGCACTCACACTACCTTGCAACCAACACCGTCGATCCAGACATGGATCTCGACGGGTCTCGTGAGTTCTTCGACCATGACGACGAACACTACGGTTTGACCATCGTCGAGTTTGCCCAAGACCTCGAGCAGATGCGATACCTCAAAGGCTACAACATCCTGTGACTACATATTCTACAGAATTGAATGACGATCACGGCAGCCACGTCGATGATCGTTTCGACTGGAAGTCATGCACCCTATGCGGGGATGACGTCCATGCAGAGCGCTGGGCCATCGGCTACAGACTCTGCCTACACTGCGGGCAAGAAGCCGCAGTCGCTGATCGCGCATCTTGGTGCGTGGTGCAGACGTACGGCAAGGGGCCGTACATGCTCGTAACTCCCGAAGCTGCCCCGCAGGTTCTGTTGGATACGAATCAGAAGAACCCCCGAGGGTAGGGGTGTGCGCTTCGCACACCAATCTCGAACTAACCAACACCCCTGTTGGTATGTTCTTATAAATCTTTCTTATCAAGGAAACCAAAATGTCAAGAGAAATATCATTTGTCCGTCGGCTCAACTTCACAGAGACCGTCGACCTCATCCTCAATGCGGGCGAGAACGCAGTGCACCTTACTGGAGAACCCGGAGTTGGTAAGACTGCCATGCACAAAGAGATCATCAAGCGCACCGGATTCAAGGGCATCTACATCGACGGCCCCAACACCGATGTCGGCCAGTCCGGTATGCCAATCCCCAACCATACGACTCGTACCTTGGATTTTTATCCCGCAGCGCGTTATGGTTTGCACACAGGCGAACCCCTTGTCATCATGATCGACGAGTGGACAAAGACTGATGACTATGTGCGCAACACCCTGCACCCGCTACTGCATGAGCGCAGACAAGGCGACTATGAGTTGCACCCCGAGACCCTTGTCTTCACGACGGGCAACTTGGGTTCGGACAATGTCGGTGACCATGTCAAGGCTCATACCCGTAGCCGCGAGACGTGGATCAACTACATGAAACCGACTGCGGCTGAGTGGTTGGTCTGGGCGGGCAACAACGGCGTAGCGCCCGAGATGCAAGCGTGGGTTAAGGAATACCCGCATTGCATGGCTTCGTACTTGGATGGCGGGCAGAAAGAGAATACGTACATCTATCAGCCGACTGACTCATCGCAGGAAGCGTTCTTCTGTCCCCGTACTGCGTACAAGGCATCGCATTGGATCAATGTACGTCGCAACATATCAGAGAATTCGTTGATCGCGGCACTCGACGGCACGATCGGTAGGCCCGCATCGCGGGACTTGCAGGCGTACATCTCCCTGTCCGATCAGTTACCCATGACTGAAACGATCCTCTCCAGTCCTGATACGACTCCTATACCGACAAGCCCAGCGGCTCAATGCATCTTGGCGTTCAAGGCCGTGGCTGTCTCTACCCGCGAGACGTTCGCAACATGGATGCGCTACCTCAAGCGTATGCCCAAAGAAACACAGGCTGTCTTTATCAACCAGATCCTCGAGATCCCTGTTAAGAAAGCATGGGTTATGTCTCACCCCTCGTTCGTTACATGGGCGCGTGAGAACCAGTACATGTTTGCCGGATTGAAAGGTTGATCATGAACGATATCGAAATCACAGATGAACAGCGGGCTGATATTAACGAAGTGCGCAAGCGAATCATGGCCGAGGGCAAGGAAGCATTTCTTTCGCAACACAAGGGCAAGATCAAGGAAGGGTCAGAGGACGGAGAGATGGCCCTCTTTCTGATTAACTTCTTTTCCGATGCCTTTTGGCAGGGGTATCTGTTTGCAACAGTTGAACGAGTAAAACAGGAGGTGGATGATGAAATCCTGTTGGCCGAAACTATCTTGACTACGGAGAAACAAACATGAACACAGACGCAATAGTTGCATGGATGTATGTAATCGAGTGCCTTGTCATTTTTAGGAAAGAGGTGCAGAACGATTACGCTTTTGTCAGGTTGATGGTTGACATGAGAAACGCGTATCCCGACGAATACGAAATGGTATTGGGGTTTTGGGGGTCATCCATAAAGGAAACAAAATGAACGAACGAAATGCAATACACGAAGCGATGTTGTTCTATTGGGGCGAGCGATGCCCCACGCATGATGCCGAGTGTCATGGGTGTCAGGCATGGGATCAGTATGACGCAGTGGTTGCAACCGCACCCGAGGGTGTGTTGCGCATGATTGAAATCAAGGAGGATGAGGTATGACACCATCAGAACTTTACGATGCGTTAGACAGAGCGGGCGCGATCTACGAGATTGTCGAGATCTTTGAAGGCGTTCGCATCATTAGTGTGGTAGTAAACGAGGAACAAACCAACACGGTGTTGGAATGTTCATCAACAACAGGAGAGAAATCATGATGACATTGGAAGAATCAAAATTGGCATGGCGTGGCATGGTTGCAACGTACAAGCGTATGCAGGATCATGTCCACAATTTGTGCTACCGCAAAAATTCAACAACGGGCCAGATACTCGAGGCTCGCGGTCTGGTATTGCAAGCCACTGCAACTATGACTCGCATGGCCAAGCAGTTGGAACAGCAGTTTCCTGCCTACGAGTTTGACTTGGAAGGTAAATTTATCAGGAGAGCAAAATGAGTATTGAAAAAGTTAGACGAGCTGATGACATTGAAGAAGCGCGTATACGTGCGGTGCAGAAAGCCATTGGGGCACTATTCAATGCCTCGGAGTTGACTAAAGCTATGGTCTGGAACGTACTTGTCAATATGCTCTGCGGCATGACCATTGAGTTTGATATAGACAAGGATGATTTGATGGATACCGTTTCTAACGTGTACGACATGCAAGCGTTGCACATGGTCGAGCTTGACACCGATAAACCCAACTAGGGAGAGACCATGACGATACCAGAGACCACCCGAGAACAGACCGTCGAGAAGGTCTATCAAACCGGCATGCAGCTTGCTCAACACTTGCGCATGCTTGACTTAAACGAGGAAGCCCATCTCTTGGAGATGTGGATTCTTGATGTCAAAGAAACAGGAGGACACCCAAATGATTGAAGTATCAATCACAGAAATCGTATTGTTTGCGTGGGCGATCATAGCTACGGGCTATGCGCTCAAGTACAAACAGATCAAGCACCAATCGGATGTGTTTATCCACACACTGCTTGAAAACAAAGAACTGCGCGACGAACTTGTGGCAGATTATGAACAATTCCAGAGAGGACAATCATGAGTACAGTAATTGTGAAGAGTAAGTTATCAGCCGAGAAACGAATCGAGTTGGTACATGTGAGCTTGATGAGGAACCAGAAGTTTGCGTTCTTCGCGGGCTTGTTTATGGTCGGGTCTACGACGATAGATGAACGACCTGTAACAGCGTACACGAACGGTCGTGACGCAGGGTATGGCAGAGCATTCGCTGACTCATTGACCGACAAAGAGTTGGCGTTTCTTGTCATGCACGAGAACATGCACAAGTGCTATCGACACCTGACAACGTGGAAAGCGTTGAAAGAGATCAACCACAAGGTAGCGGGCGCGGCGTGCGACTACGTGATCAACATCCAGTTGGTAGACATGGATCCCGATGAGGAATTCATCGCGTTTCCCCGTTCTAAAGAAACAGGTGAGCTTGATGGTTTACTCGACCCTGCTTATCGTGGCATGGACACCAAGCAAGTCTTCGACATTCTCATGAAGAAGTGCAAGGGTGGCAAGGGTGGTAAAGGTGGCGAGGAAGGCAACGGCAATCCTATCGACGGGTCAGGCAAAGGCAACGCCAAGGACGGAACAAACCAACCAAGTGTTGGTAAGTTCGGTGACAAGGAAGGCTTCGATGCCCATGACTGGGACGGTGCGCAAGAGATGTCCGAGGAAGAGAAGAAGCAACTCACTCAAGAGATCGAGCAAGCCATACGCCAAGGCGGTATCTATGCGGGCAAGTTTGGCGGCAAGACACCACGCGAGATCGGCGAGCTTCTCAACCCCAAGGTTGACTGGCGAGAGGTGCTGAAAAGATTCACCCGGAACAACATCAAGGACAGGGACTCTATCTCATGGCGCAGGGCGCACAAGAACTTCTTGTGGCAAGACATCATCCTGCCGAGCATCCTTGGCAAGCGCATGAAGTATCTGTTGCTGGGTATGGACACATCCGGTTCTGTAGAAGGGCAGTTGCTGACGGACTTTCTCTCCGAGATGAATGGCTTGGTCAAGTCAGTTGGCATCGACCGCATCGACATCGTGTACTGGGACGCAGAGGTACAGGCGCATGAGATCTTTACAGGTTCTACCAAAGACATTGTGCACCGCACCAATCCCAAAGGCGGTGGTGGTACGAACCCTGACGTTGTGGTTGATCTGATTCTTGAGAAGCAGTTGAAGCCCGACGCGATCATCATGCTGAGTGATGGTTACATGCACACCAACAAGGGTAAGTGGTCTGCGATCACACAACCTACTCTGTGGTGCATCATCGGTAACGACAACTACGAGGTTCCAAATGGACAAAAGCTCGTCATTACTAACTGATGCTGACCCACTGATCGTATGTGAGAAGTGGCATCGCTCTGTCGGAGTGAACATTGACCGCACATGGTTGGAGGTACGCTTGAACCCAGCGGGCATGAGACTTATCCAAGGGGTCGACGCAGATGTCGAATTCGTGGAAGGTTTCGGCCACCATGTTGAGGTGATGGGCGCGATGCACAACGCTGGAGTTACTCCGCTTGACTTGAAGAACCCTGATGGTCTGGAGAAACTTCATCGTTGGATGGTGAAGGAATCAAGTGAGTTGGATGGAGACCCGATCACTAGGTTTCTGATGCCCGATCTGTTACTGCACTTACTGGAAGAAGGTTTCCCGTACGCAGTGAAATGTAAAAACGATAGCCCCTTATTGGGTTGGTTTGTAGTTCTTGGAGGAAAACAGTATGGATGAAAATCAAGTGATTCTTTTTATTGGGGATCAAAAGTTTTTGTTGAGCATGGAAGAGGCTATGGATATCTCGCGGGTCTTGTGTGGTGCGTCACGCATTACTACATCATGGCTTGGTCAGGGGCACGAAAACAGAAGCAACACAGTCATAGCCGAGCCTGACCCGAAGGCGGCAACCATTGCGCCAATGACTGGGATTATGCAGTTGGATATTGATACCAACATGAAGATTCTTGCGGAGAAGAAACGATGACCAATTCAAAAACGGGGTACTCGGTTGCCCTTAACAAAGAAACCTTTGATCTCTTGCAGACCGTAAGAGAACAACTGGTAGGACTGATGGGCTTTGAGCCTACAAACGGACAGGTGGTTCGCCACTTAATTTCCCTCTTTATTGAAAGGAAGATGTGATGGGATACGGATACAGCGGATACAACACAGCAAACGTGCCGTGCCTTGAATCATTCGAGGCTGCGGTACAGAAATTCAAATCAACTACGCCTATTCGCAGTAAGCAAGCGAAGGGCGCTGTCCCACTTGGTGAGCGCAAGAAGCACCACATGGCGAGCATCGCTATGCCTGACGACGACACAGTTCAACTGATCTACTACGGTAAGCCGTTGGTGGTATGGAAATCGGACGACACATTCGAAGTGTTCTCCCCGCATTACCACTCGCCGTACGTGGTCGGGAACATTCAGAACTACGTACCCAGTAGCGTAGGTTTTCACTGGGACAGAGGGCGCATGTGCTTGATTGTCAAAGAACAGAGGTTCCTGTTACCCCAAGACAAGAGCTTTAAGTTTAGGAACACACCCCATTCTGTAGAACTGCTTGATATTCCGATGGAGTACGCGATCAGAAAGAAGCGTGGCGTGGAGAAGAAGTATCTCAAAGACTGCGAGCCGTTCCTCGAATGGATGGAGTTGGTGCAGTCGATCGACAACGTCCCGAAAGATCCTGTCGACGAGATGGATGCCGCGATGGATGCTTTGTACAAAGAGCTTGGTCTCATGTCCATCAAAGGGTTTGAGAAGTGGTCGGCTGACTGGGCTTTGAGACCCGCAGAAGCAAACACCCCTGACCGATGGCAGATCAACCGTAACCGCGATTACTTACCGCATGGCGGGAAAGGCCAATACAAAGGTGCAAAACATGGCTTCCATACGAAAGGCTGCGAGTTGCTTATGGACTGGGTCACAGGCCCACTCAGTGAGAACTGGGTGACTGCGTACTACGTACTCATGCAACAGCAAGGCGAGCGTGGGTATAAACACACCACCGGTGGCCGCGAGTGGTCTGTTTGGCTTGATCGCAAATCTGCCACTGAGTACCTCAAGGAAATCATCTTGCATCTGCACTTTGACGAGTGCTTTGTCAAGGAACCGCTTGCGCAGGGCGAAATCCCAACCAAGCAGAACTCCGAGTACATCCATGTATTCACGGAGTTACTTTGAACAAACCAACATTTCGTTGGTATGTTCGTGTCAATCAACCTATATTGGAAACCAAATGCAAACTTTTGAATCTCCCCCAATCTCGCTGGCCTCAATGGCTATGCTTGTCGAACTCCGTATCAGTACGTGGACTGCGCGTAAGCGTGACAAAGAAACCACTGCTGACCTGAACACAGCCAAAGAAGCTGACCAAGACGCAAGCTCTGTGTACAAGTACCTCATGGCGGGCAGTGATCATCTCAACAAGATAGAGAAGTACGCGGCTAAGTGTCGTGCGTGGAATGGTACGCAGACCCTGCCGTGGATGAAGGGTATCGGCTTACTCCCGATGGAGAACTTCTTCAGCTATCGTGAACAGCTCGGTACTATGGAATCCAACTTCAACTCGCTAGTCAATGACTTCATACTAGCTTACCCGACGTTGGTTAGTGCGCAGGCGTTCAAGCTCGGTAAGTACTTCGATGCGTCAGAGTTTCCCGATGCCGCATCTTTGCCCCGTCGCTTCAAGTTTGAGTTCAACTTTCTCCCCGTCCCAGAGAAGGGTGACTTCCGCATCCAATGCGAGGAACGTGTACGTCAGGACTTGGCTGAGCAGTACGACAAGATGTTCAACAACAAAATGATCGAGGCTATGCGTGATCCGTGGGACAGACTGCACAAGATGTTGGCACGGATGAGTGAGACCCTGACTGACAAGGAAGATGGCAAACGCAATATCTTTCGCGATAGTCTGGTCAACAACGCTCTAGAGTTATGTGGTCTGTTGTCCGTACTCAACGTGATGAAAGACCCAGCGCTTGAAGAAGCTCGACGTATGCTAGAGAAAGCAATCAATGGCATCGACGCGGAAGACCTACGCAAGATACCTAGCGCACGCGCTGAGTTGAAGCACAGCGTAGACGATATCCTCAACAAATTCCAATGGTGAACACATGAGTAACTTTGCAAACATAAGACTACCAGCAGACAAGCTGATCGACCCGTTCCTCAAGGTACTGGTGGACAAGCTCGCGCTCAACAATCCGAAGTGGGCTTTCTCAACCAACAAGGATTCTCAGAGCATGGCGATAGGCTTCAAGTATGATGACTCCACAGGTAAAGCACCGGATGGGTTTACCTACACGCGCACTATCTTTGTGCGAGAGGAAGGCGAGATGCTCGGGCAGATATCTGTTGACAGTGGGTACAGACGTAATTCATACAAGCCGTTGTACGAGATCAAGTCGTGGCGCATCGCGACTGTCCGTGGCGGGCAGAACATAACCAGAACAGAGAAGCTGGACATTGCCGCCCGTAAGGTGAAGAAGTCGTTCGTCCGCATGGATCACAGCGAGTTCTTGAAGAAGGCCGTTGACACAGTCACATCCAATGTGACTCAGTGTACGCAAGCCTTGCGAAGACCTATTGCAGACAGGAGGCTTATCAAAGACAGCGTGTACCTACAGAAGTGGGCATACTGTGTTGCCCGCGACATACCCATCCCCGATGAGATCAACAACCACATGAGGGAGATCCTTAAGTCTGATGCGTATGCGCAAGCTATGGGTGAGTACGAACTAGCGACTGACTTTGAGATGTTGCGCGGCAACGATAAAACAACCGTCATCGCTGAGAAGGACGGGCAGTACATCTTCAGAGATGAGCATGATGTCATCATGGCGCTTGAGTACGCAAGTCTACCCCAGTCGTGGCAAGAGCGTATCGCAGTGCTACAGCTAATGCAAGACGACGAACTTGTGCGTGACGTAGGTTACAGGTACAATGATAAACACTTCATGATTCTTACGTAACCTTTGATTGCTCCCTTTGACCCGCCTATGTGCGGGTCTTTTTTTTGCCTGAACAAACCAACACCGCGTTGGTATGTTCGGTGTATAGTAGATACCCCTATTAAAAAGACTTGACAAAGTCTAAAGTTACCCATATATTAGAGGCTTCACAGGAGATAAGTGTGGCCGTAACCCCCGAAAGAAAAGTAAAGAACCAATGCGTCGATATGCTCAAAGAGCATGGAGCATACTACTTTTTCCCCGCAGCCAACGGCTTAGGCCGTGCGGGCATTCCCGACATCATAGTCTGCTTGCATGGTTACTTCTTAGCCATCGAATGCAAAGCTGGTAAGGGAAAGACCACCGCCTTACAAGACCGCGAACTGCAACGCATCCGCAACGCTGGAGGCGTAGCCCTTGTGATAAACGAAAACAACATGGACGAGTTGAAAGATGTGTTGATTGGTGTTGATAGCTATAACACAAGTGATCTGTTGAGAAACCTTGTAAAGGAAAAGAAATGAAACTTACCGAGAAGATACTTCGCGCCCCACTGCCCGACCAACTAAAAGCTTTGCTTGAAAAGTTTGATGTTGAGTTTGATGCCAGTCACCTAAGAATGTTGCGTAACTTGGCCGACGAATCAAGCCTTACGCGATACGAACGGTTTATGCTCAAACGCACTCACCACAAAGCGCAAATGGAACTTAACCGCGCTGAGACTTTAGATGCGGCTATGAATATTGTGTTGAACAGGGGTGACAGAAGCGACGACAGTATGTTTGACGCGCAGAGATACATGATGGTGAGTGCTGGCGGAACTGGGGTGACGGTTTCGCACGGGGCTTGGGGCGTGGGGGCAATGGGTTTGCATACGGCCACGAATGTAGCGAACAACAGGGCGGGTCAAGCGTCTCAATATGCGCAGGCCGTGAGGAATCACTCTTGATCACTATCGACTTCGAAACTTACTACGCCTCAGACTACAGCCTCACCAAGGTGACGACTGAGGAGTATGTACGTGACTCACGCTTCCAAGTTATCGGGGTATCGGTCAAGGTGAACAACAACCCCGCTGAATGGTTCACGGGCGATATGGAGGAGACCGCTGAGTGGCTGGCGGGCTTCGATTGGGAGAATCACTTCGCTCTAGCCCACAACTCTATGTTTGACGCGGCCATCCTGACATGGGTGTTTGGGCAGAAGCCCAAGGCATGGCTTGATACGTTGTCTATGGCTAGAGCAATACTGGGTACACAGGTGGGCGGTAGTTTGGCCAAGCTGGTTGAACACTTTGGATTGGGTGTCAAAGGCACTGAAGTGGTAGATGCCAAGGGATTGCGCCTAGAGGACTTTGGCGCGGAGCAGTTGGCAAAATACGGAGAGTATTGCAAGAACGATGTGGAGTTGACGTACAAGCTTTACAACGAACTCAACGCAACATTCCCCGTGCGGGAGAAGCGGCTTATCGACATCACGATCAGGATGTTTAGCGATCCACTGTTGGAGTTGGATACGCAGAAATTGGAAGAACATCTGAGCGCAGTGCGTGAGCGCAAGGCCAAGTTGTTTACTGATGCTGGGATAACGAAAGAGATATTGAACAGCTCAGCCAAGTTCGCTGAATTGTTGGGGCAGTATGTGCGACCGCCCATGAAACCCAGTCCGGCAAACCCAGAGAAGTTTATCTATGCGTTTGCGAAGAGCGATGAGCATTTTGTGGCGTTGCTTGGCCATCATAACGAAGCTGTGCAAGCTATTGTTGCGGCTAGGCTTGGCGCGAAATCTACGCTGGAGGAGACAAGAACAGAACGGTTTATCAACATCTCACGCAGGGGGCACATTGGTGGCTCGCTTAATCGTCTACCTATTCCTTTGAAATACTACGCCGCGCATACTGGGCGGTGGGGCGGGGCTGACAAGATTAATTTACAGAACTTGCCAAGTCGTGGGTCAGAGGGCGGCAAGCTCAAGCGGTGCATCGTTGCACCTCGTGGGCATGTGATCATTGACTGTGACTCATCGCAGATCGAAGCAAGGGTGCTGGCTTGGTTGGCGGGCGAGACGTATCTGTTGGAGTTGTTCCGGCAGAAAGCTGATGTGTACAAGCACATGGCATCGTCTATATACAGTACACCGGAGGACGATATCACCGCAGATCAGCGGTTCATTGGTAAGACTACTGTGCTTGGTGCGGGATACGGCATGGGGGCGATTAAGTTTCAAACTCAGTTGGGCAACATGGGTAAGAACTTGGCCTTTGATGACTGCCAGTACATCATCAAGCAGTACCGCGCTGTGAACCGACGGATCGCAAATTGGTGGAATCATCTGAATATGATTCTTCAGTTTATGTTGGCCAACAAGCCAGCCCAAGTGGACGCTGTGGGTTTGCTGGAGAGTTCTCCATTCACAGGAATACAACTACCCAACGGTCTGTTTCTCAACTACCCCGGACTTCTCAAGGATTCTGCGGGTCAATTTGTTTACGAGACACGTAGCGGGCTGAACAAGATATACGGGGGCAAGGTTGCTGAGAACTTGTGCCAAGCCGTTGCACGTTGTGTCATCGGTGAACAGATCATCCAGATTGAAAAACGCTACAGGGTTGTGCTGACCGTGCATGACGCTGTGGCTTGCGTAGTACCAGAGGACGAGGCAGACGAAGCTCGGGCCTACATCGAAGAATGTATGCGTACACCACCCCCTTGGGCTTTAGACCTGCCGCTTAACTGCGAGTCTGGAATGGCGAGGAACTATGGCGACTGCTAGAGAGTCACACATGCGAAGGATAAAGCGCCTCATGGAGATTGGCAACATGCGCAAAGCTGGCGTATCAGTTGACGAAATTTCTAAGCGTTACGGTATTACTACTTCGTGGGTTTACATGCTACTGCGGGAGTTTGATTTCATCACTTCAGTAGAGCAGTTTAGGTACAGCAGGAATCAGTTTTCTCGTTACATGAAGAAAGAAGAATCGAAAGAACTTATGCACATCAAAGATTGGCTTGAATTTTTAACAGAGGAAACTAAATGACAAAACCTATTACTTGGTCGTACAGCAGCTTAGCGTTGTACCAGCAGTGCCCCAAGAAGTATTACCACCTCAAAGTGGCGAAGGATATCAAAGAGCCGTTGGGCGAAGCTATTATTTTTGGTAACGAGATTCATAAGATAGCCGAAGAATACGTTGGTAAGGGTCGTCCTATTCCTGAGAAATACAGTCACATAGAGCCAGCGCTGAAGGTGTTGAAAGATATGCCCGGGGAGAAACTTTGCGAGAACAAACTCGGCCTGACTGCTGAGTTGAAGCCGTGCGGGTTCTTCGACAAGAACGTGTGGTGGCGTGGCGTGGCCGACCTCATCATCCTGCAAGGGGATACCGCCTTGACTGTGGACTACAAGACGGGCAAGTCGAGCAAGTTTGCTGAACTCAAGCAGCTTGAGATTGTGTCCCTTGCAATATTTAAACACTTCCCAGAAGTAAAGAAGGTCAAAGCGGGCTTGATGTTCCTGTTCGCTGACGACTTTATAAAGACTGCTTACTTGGCTGACTCACAAGATGAACTGTGGGGTAGCTGGGTATCAGATGTTGGGCAACTTCAGGCTTCCGTAGAGAGCAACATGTGGAATCCGAAACCCAACTTTACGTGTCGTGGCTGGTGTCCAGTCACGTCTTGTGATCACAACCAAGGAGAGAAATGATGTTAAAAAAATTAAGCAGAGCAGAGAAGATTCGTCGTTACATTACAGCGCACCCAAGCGTATCAGTGACAGAGGTTGCGAAAAAGTTTGATACGACGTATCAGATCGTGTACATGATAAAGACAAAGATGTCCAAAAATATTGTGCTTCTTGCGGCAGAAGTAGAGGTAGCCAATAAATTGGGTGTCAACGCAAAAGAGTACGCCAAACAAAAAGCCATACTGTTGAAGCAGAAAAAAACGCCGCCGCCTTTAACCACGCCAGAAAACGGGGATGGGTATATCTATAGTTGGATAAACACCAACGCGTTGAGTGAAGATGCTAAAGACGCGTTGGCTTCTAAGTTAGCGACTGGGCCAGCGCCTGATCCAGTGAATCACCCCTACCATTACAAGGTGGGTGGCATTGAAACGATTGACTTCATTGAGGCCAAGGAACTCAACTACAACATGGGTAACGCTGTGAAGTACATCAGCCGTGCTGAACACAAGGGTGACAAGAAGCAAGACCTTGAGAAAGCTATTTGGTATCTCAACCGTGAAATAGGAAAGCTCTGATATGTGGGACGTACTGGTGACGGTGATATTGATGGGCTTTGGCGCACTGATGGTTATTGTCATCGGTGCAGTCTTTTCATGGGCGATATTCTGGATGCAGAACGGAGGGCGTGATGACTGAAAGGTATTTGGTCTATGTAAGAAAAAACACGCCAACAGAGGCCTTTGCTATGCGGGAACGCACATGGGGAACGATGGTGCAGATGCACAAAGACCGATATGGCGAAGCATGGGAAGAACCTCTCAAGCCATACGAGGTCGTGGCGCAAGGACTGAGCGAGAAAGTTGCAGAAGGATTGGTCGAATTGATTTTCAAGGAGGGGGTATGACTGACGAGCAGTATGAGCAGTTAAGTTCCCCACAACCAACTGTTGTTGTTCGGTCGTTGGCAAATGACCCCGACTACGTCAAGTGTCCACGGTGTTGGCACTACACACATGAGGGGCTGCACAACTACGATGGTCTGTGCGACAGATGTTGCCGAGTGTTGATTGACCATTACCCAAGCCATGAAAGCGTTGCACATATTTTAGAAAGGAGACAAGCATGACTGAGTTCAACAAACCAACGCAAGAGAAAGACTGGGATGCGCTTGCTGAGGAGCAATTGGCATCAATTAAAAGAGACATGAAAATAATCGTTGAAGCCGCAGCGGTTCGCGCTGCGCATAAGGTCATGGCTGAATTTGAAACCCGCAACGCAGCCATCGAAGAAGTGGCACAGCACATTGAGAAGCTGCAAGGCTTTGGCAAAGACACTGTGGATTCGCTGGCAATCTATATCAGGGGGATGAAGAAATGAACAACCCACCAGCATATCCAACAAACAACTGGACGCAGATAGCACCGTACTCTAGCGGTTACAGCGAGGGCATGACCTTGCGTGACTACTTTGCGGCAAAGGCTATGCAAGCGTTAATTGACAACGATGGTTTATTTTCAGAGATACCAACACAGGCTTACGCAATAGCAGACGCAATGCTGAAAGCGAGGGAAGCATGAAGCGCCACCCCACCAGCGGCAAGCCGATACTTAACGATCCGGATGCAGACGGGCTTTACACCTGCCAGTACACGGGACTAAAGGTGTCGCGTGAAGAGGCCATCTTCTTGGGGCCATGCGTACCACAGGTCAACGGTACATACGTGTGCCACCCGACTGCACTGCCATTCTTTAAAAAGTCCAAGCGCCTGTTTGACGAGAGTGAGGCTAACTGCAATACCTGCAAGCACCTTGTCCGTGTAAAGCATGAACCGAGGAAGAGTGGCATGTTGGAGGGGGCGTGCCACACAAATCCCAAGCTGCTGTTCCACCCCGATGACTTCATGGGAATGAATTGCTACGAACAAAGACAGGAGAAGAACACATGACATTCCAAGAATGGGTCAAAGCATTGCCCGAAAAAGAGCGATACAAGTTTTTTGCGGCAATGATCGCAGTGAGTGAAGCTGGGCGTAAGGCGGGCGTATCTCCTCAAGAATGGGCACGGACGTACGTTGATGTTCACAATGAAGTACACCAACAGCTCAAGGAGAAGAACACATGACACCAATTGAATTTGTTATTTTTGAGGGCGACAGTACGCCTAACCAACCTGTGTATCAAATAGCAGAAGCTATGCAAAAGACGATAAAAATCTTTGGTGGCAACAAAGAGTGGGAAGTTATCGGTTACTACTACGGTGACGAGGGTCACATGGTGTTGGACATCAGGGAGAAGAACACATGATTGATAAGGAAACGCTATGGGCGGGTTCTCCCGTACCTGTAAACGACCATGATTGGCGTTGCAAGTGTGAGGACTGCATCATCATCCGGTGGTTAAAAGCCGAGAAAGAAGTTGTTGCCCTACACAAAATACTTGAAGGTCAAAGGCAAAAGTGGGTAACGATGGTAATGGTTGAGGGTATTTCTCGAAGTAGATGGGAAACAGATGAAGGAATTGAATTAGTCAAATCAACTTGGAAAAGAAGCCAAATACCTGACTCACACCTTGAAGACCCCAACGACATCTTTCCTAAGTTGCAAAGATATACGCGACTAATTGATGATGGCCTAAGAGAGTTAAATTGGACTGCATTTGTTTTTGGAAACCGCTTTGAAGAACACGCTGATTTATTACCACCGAAGGAGAAAAAAATACCAATCATTAAAGACGATTACGAGCGCGGAGTTATTGACGGAATGCAAAAGCAAGCGCAATCTAGTGTGGACAAAGCAGTCAACGCAATGGCACAGCGCACATGGGTGGGGCTAACGGCGGAGGAAATCTTAGACTCGTTTGACTCAAACAATGTTTACGGGAGTAAATGGGTAGAGTTTGCCCGATACATTGAAGCCAAACTCAAGGAGAAGAACACATGAAATCGTTTGAAGAAATTGCCAAAGAAGCAAAGATAGAGTTGACACCTGAGCTACGTCACTTTGCTTGGCTTGTGAACCATTACGCCCTGCTTGATTTTTGGACATCGGCAAAAAGGCAGTTGGAGTTCCAACAAGAAGTTTTAATCAAAGCCAAGGAGAAGTTTAATGCTTGAAGCAATCAGAACATTCTTTGGCAAGCTACGTGGTGAGCGTGGCGAGCGCAGGACTGTCATCGCAGAAGGAACGCTGTACAGGTGTACGCGCTGCCATTTAATTTTTACAACCAGATCAGCAGGAGCACAACACCCATGCCAAGACCCAAGAGTGAACTGACGCGATCAGGTAGAGCAGTAGGCATTCGTTTAACAGAATGGGAGTATCAAGAATGGAAAAAGCTTGGCGGCACAAAGTGGCTAAGAGGAATGCTAAAAAATCAAAGAATGGCTATGATAAACATTTACAAGGAGAATCAAGATGCCGTACGTAAACAAACCCAGACCATACAAGAAAGAATATGAACAACAAAAAGACAGGAGTGAGTTGCCTGACCGAATGGAACGCCAACGAGCCAGACGAAAACTTGATGCCAAAGGCGTTGATCGGGGTGGAAAAGATGTTGCACACGTCAAGGCTTTATCTAAAGGTGGATCAAACAAAGATGGGGTCAAACTTGAATCCCCCAGCAAAAACCGATCCTTTAAACGTAACCCCGACTCATCAATGAAGTAACCCATGCAGACTTACACATGGCCGCGCCCTATGGGGTTTGAGCCTTTTGATCATCAAAAAGTAACGTCATCATTTCTTGTGGCCAACCCTCGGGCGTTCTGCTTTAACGAGCAAGGTACTGGAAAGACTGCATCAGTAATATGGGCTGCTGATCAGCTCATGAATGCGGGCATAGTCAAGCGCGTCTTGGTTGTGTGCCCGTTGTCCATCATGCAGTCCGCATGGCAAGCTGACCTGTTTAAGTTTGCGGTGCACCGGTCTGTAGACGTAGCATACGGAGACCCCAAGAAGCGGGCGAAGATTGTCACAGGCACTGCTCAATTCGTAATCATCAACTACGACGGTCTGGCCACAATCGCGGACGAGTTGCTGAACTACGGCAGATTTGATTTGATCGTCATTGATGAGGCCAACGCCTACAAGAACGTCCAAACCAAACGCTGGAAGCTGATGAATAGGATGCTCACGCCAAGCACACGGTTGTGGCTGCTGACCGGAACACCTGCTTCGCAGTCTCCGCTTGATGCGTATGGACTGGGCCGTCTGTGTGCGCCTAATAAAGCACCGCGTTTCTTTGGCGACTACCGCGAGTCTGTCATGCAGCAATTAAGTATGTATCGCTGGATACCACGCCCCAACGCAGAGCAGATTGTGTTTGATATGCTCCAGCCAGCGATTCGGTTTACCAAGGAGGAATGCCTTGATCTACCAGAAGTGATGCACATCAGTAGGTTTGCGGCGCTTACTCCATCGCAGTCCAAGTACTACAAGATGCTCAAAGACCAACTGCTTATTGAGGCGGCGGGCGAGGAGGTCAGTTCGGTCAATGCGGCGGCAAAGATGAATAAGTTGCTTCAGATTTCTTGCGGCTCGGTGTACACAGACACTGGAGCGGTAATAGAGTTTGATGTGTCTAATCGTTTGAACGTCATCAAAGAAGTGATTGACGAGGCCAGCCATAAAGTATTGATCTTCGTACCGTTCAAACACACGATATCAATGCTCAGTGAATACCTTGTTAAAGAAGGTATTACTTGTGAAGTCATCAATGGAGATGTGCCTGTTTACGCACGCACAAGGATATTTAAAAACTTTCAAGAAACAAAAGACCCAAAAGTACTGGTGATACAACCCCAAGCAGCAGCACACGGGGTAACCCTGACCGCTGCCAATGTTGTCATCTGGTACGCTCCGGTTACGTCCACAGAGACGTATCTGCAAGCCAACGCCCGCATCAACAGGCCGGGCCAGCGCAATAACATGACCATAGTGCACATCGAAGGAAGCCCCATCGAGCGTAAGCTGTACGCCATGTTGCAGAGCAACATAACAAACCACGAAAAAGTGGTTGATCTTTACAAAAAAGAATTGGCAGATACTTGACAAAGTCTAGTACAAGCCATATAATAACTCTCACAACAACTAAAGGAACTTCATGGAAGAGAGCGCAGCCACCTCTGAAACAGTAGACGACCTGTCTACGGAGTACATCAGAATCCGAACGGAGCGAGAAGTACTTAAGGAAAAGTTTGAAGGTGAAGACAAAGTCTTTGCCGAACAGCTTGCTGAAATTGAGCACAAACTTGTCCAGATCATGCTTGCTGATAACACCACAAGCATGTCAACTGCAAGAACCATCATCATTAAACGAGTGATGAAACGCTACAACCCAACCAACTGGGAAGCAGTGTACCGTTTGGTAGACAAGCACAAAGCGTTTGGTTTACTGCACAAACGCATTCACGATACCAACATGAAAGATTTTCTGGACGAACATCCAGACGAGTACCCCGAGGGTCTCAACGTCGACAGCCGTTACGCTGTCACTGTCAAACGCAAACCAGCATCAATCTAAGGAGAGAAAATTGAGCAACGTAACTACATACCGTGAGAACCTTCCCGCCCACTTGCAGAACGTGGCGCTGGATGACTTTACAAAAACCTTCACCTCATCCGGTGGTAGCGTCAAGCGCATCACACTGCGCGGGCGTGTCTTCCGTCTGGTCGATGGCGGCAAGGAGATTGCCAAGAACGTTGAGCCACACATGGACGTTGTGATCGTCAGTGGTAGCAAGACTGTGCAGAAGTCGTATTACGCATCTGAGTACAACGCCGAAGAGACTTCAATCCCTGATTGCTGGTCGAGCGATGGTGAGCGCCCCGATGCGGATGTTGAAGGCCCGCAAGCATCTACCTGCAAGGACTGCCCGCAAGCTATCAAAGGTGCAGGTGGCCCCGGTCGTGCGGCTTGCCGTTACTCATGGCGTTTGGGTGTTACCTTGCGCAACAACGTGGGCGGCGACATCTTCCAACTGATCCTGCCACAAAAGAGTATCTTCGGTACTGCCGACGTTGACCACATGCCGTTCTTGCAATACGCCAAGTACGTTGCCAGTTCAGGCTACAACTTAAACATGTTGGCCACTCGCCTGACGTTTGACACCGACAGCGATTTTCCCAAGCTGGTGTTCAGCAACGCGGAGTTCCTTGATAAGGACACCTACCAAGTCGCTGTAGCCCAAGGGCAGACGCAGGTCGCTGTCAATGCGGGCAAGATGAACTTCACCAAGAAGCAGGAAACTCCTGTGATTCCCAAGTTGGTTGCACCGGCTGGGTCTGCCGCCGCCGAAATTAAAGCAGAGGAAGAAGTGCCGGAACCCACAGTACGGCCAGAGAAGAAGAAAGCTACGCCTGAAGTCAAGCCCAAGCAGAACCTGTCTGCGTTGGTCGATGAGTGGGGCGACGACGACAAATGATTGGATACAGCCAGAAAGTTGCGCGGCTCAATAAAGCGGCTGACATAAAGAACTTGGGTGTTCGTCTGGGGAGGTTTTGCATCTCCAACGACATCCCTGTTGCCTATGTCATGGAGTCCTTTGGTGTGACTAAGCAGACTGTGTACAACTGGTTCTTTGGAACCCACGTACCCAGCGCAAATCACCAGAAAGACATTGCAACTTTTTTGGGTCGCTAGTTTTTCCGGGGGGTGACTAGCTCGACGGAGCGAACGGGGTAACCGTCAGCCTCTGTCGCCCCCCATTCTCTTTGACGTGCTTGGACACAATATGGCGGATGTTCGTTTGCTTGAAGCAGTAGTCCCTTCAGAGGAAGGGTTCTATTGTGTACTGGGGTTGAAGAATGGCGCACACCATTCACAGACTCACCATAAAACAATACAAGAGGTAGAAGCCGAAGCTGACCATTTGGTGGCCAACGGCGTAGATGTATTCTTTGGCTGCGGGAAGTTCATCACTGACGAGAACCGAGACGCATCCAACTGCGGGTCGCTGAAGTCGTTCTTCTTGGACATTGACTGCGGCGAGGATAAGGCCAAGCCCGACAAACGTGGGCGTATCAGAGGGTATGTGGATCAGGCCACAGGGTTGCAAGCACTTAAAGAACTGTGCAAAATCATGAACTTGCCCCGGCCAACGGTTGTAAATTCTGGCCGTGGCTGGCATGTCTACTGGCCGCTGACCGAATCCGTGGCCAAGGATAAGTGGTTACCCGTAGCTGAGACTTTCAAGGCCAAGTGCCTCGAACACAAGTTCATTATTGATCCCGCTGTACCAGCAGATGCGGCGCGGGTGCTGCGGATTCCGGGGACAAAGAACTTCAAGGACACTCCACCGCACGATGTTGTCTTGATGCATCTGTCTCAGCCCATGACGTTTGAAGACTTTGCCGAACGCATGGGGCCGCTGGTAGATGTGAAGAAGCCTTATGCCCCCAAGGAATTAGACGACTTCACAAAAGCCGTTATTGGTAATAAGCAATCGCGGTTTCGCACCATCCTGAAGAAGACCGCAAACGGGTCTGGCTGCGAGCAGTTGCGTATGGTGGTCGAGGATCAGGAGAATATTGAGGAACCTCTATGGCGGGCGGGGCTGTCAATCGCCCAGCATTGCGTAGACCGTGACAAAGCGATTCACCTGATATCCAAGAACCACCCGAAGTACGACGCATCATCAACAGAACGCAAGGCCAGCCAGATCAAAGGCCCCTACACCTGCGACACATTTGATTCTTTCGCACCGGGCATCTGCGACAAGTGCGACCACCGGGGGAAGATTAAATCGCCCATCGTGCTTGGCCATGAGATCGCCAAATCCGAAGTTGGGGAAGTAATCGAGTACCAGTCCACAAGCAACGACGTAGCGCCCGCTGAATTTGTAGTACCTAAGTTGCCAGATCGGTATTTTCGCGGTAAAAGCGGTGGTATATACAAACACTTGAAGGAAGACAACGATGATGGTGACGGCCCCTCAGTTGCTCTTGTTTATGAGTACGACCTGTTCGTCACCAAGCGGATGTACGACCCCGCGTTGGGCGAAACGATCCTGATTCGGCGGGTACTCCCGAGGGATGGAGCCAAAGAATTTTCTGTGCCGTTGGTAGATGCACTGAGTAAGGACGAATTGAGGAAGACCGTTTCTTTTCACGGTGTCATTGCTGGCGTGAACCAGATGGCTTTGATTCTAGATTACCTGATGCAATGTGCAAAAGAACTACAAATAACACAAGAGGTGGAGATGATGAGGCTGCAATTTGGTTGGGCTGATGATGACGAGAAGTTTATTCTTGGAAACCGAGAGATCGGGGCGAGCTATGTTAAGTACAGCCCACCCTCCAAGGCGACACGGGATATTGCCCACGCCCTACGACCTACGGGATCGCTGGACGAGTGGAAAGAGATTATCAATGTCTACGATATGCCGGGTTTTGAGCCACACGCCTTCGCAGTATTCTCCGCATTTGGCGCACCGCTTATTAAATTTATGGGTATCAAGGGCGGCATCATCAACCTTATAAATAATAAATCTGGAACAGGCAAGTCAACAATACTTCAGGTTATGAACAGCGTGTGGGGTCACCCCGACGAACTGATGCTGCAATGGAAAGATACCCTGAACGTCAAGCTTCACCGTATGGCAGTCATGTGCAATCTACCCTTGGGTGTGGATGAGATTACAAAGATGAGTGGCGATGATTTCTCTGATCTAGCCTACAGTGTGACGCAGGGCGCACCGCGCCGCCGAATGAAAGCATCTTCCAATGAGGAGCGAGAGTCTCAAGGATTCTGGGCAACCATGATGGTGGCCACGTCCAACTCCAGTATGACGGACAAGCTGGAGTCCTTGAAGTCAACCTCAGAAGGCGAGCTGATGCGCTTGATGCAGTACAAGATTGACCCGACCAACAACCTCGACAAGGCTTCGGCCAAGCAAGTATTTGGTCGGCTGCACAGCAACTACGGTTTGGCTGGCTTGCCATACGCCCAGTACCTTGTGCAGAATCTAGAAGAGATCGTTGATCTTGCGCTGAAGGTGCAGGTCAGATTTGACAAAGCCGTAAACATAGACACCCGAGAACGATTTTGGTCAGGGATGGCAGCAGCAAATCTGACGGGCGGGATGATCGCTCACAAGCTGGGGCTGCACAGCATCAACCACAAACGGGTTTTTGACTGGGCGGTAGCAGAGATTTCTGATATGCAGTCAACCACCCGACTGTCGTTCAATGACTACGCCACCATCGTCGGCGAGTTCCTGCTGAAGCACAACTTGAACATTCTGGTGGTCAACAAGTACAGCAGTTCCAAGTCAGGGATTGCCGCTGCCCCGCTGCTCTTACCCCGTGGTGCGCTGGTTGTTCGGTACGAGCCGGATACACGCCGTATATACATCATCCGCCAATCGCTCAAGGACTTCTGCGTACTTAAACAGATCACATTCACCGACCTGCTGACCGCTTTGAACAAGACGGGCGCATTCATTGCCGAGGTTCGTACCCGGCTGGACATTGGCACAGACATCAGCGCCCCACCGGTGGTGGCCTTGGAGTTTGACTCTGATTTGTTGGGGGTTGCACCCAGTATTGACCTGCAAGGCGATGCGGATTGAGGGCGTAACGTACCAACTTAACTGGGGAGAATTTACAGTTGGTAGCTCTTTTTTTGTGCCGTGTCTTGATGACGTAGCAGCACGCGATCGCATAGAACGTAAGCTGCGGCGTCTTGGCTACGCAACAATCATTAAGCTGGTAATAGAAGATGGGGTCAGGGGCTTGCGTGTTTGGCGGGTTAAGCGCGTACAATACAAAGGCAACTTGCAGTTGCGCTCTCCTTAATTTGCCCCGCCGTAAAAAGCGGGGCGTTTTTTATTGCGCGTCCCTTCCAAACGGATTTTCTCCGGCTGGTGTACTTTCCTCCACGGGGGCTGGCTTGTTCTCCTCCTCCGTTATCTTCCGTATGTACGTGTCTTTGAACAAGTAACGCAGTTTGGGGTTGACGTACAGACCATGATCTGATTCCGCTTGTTTCTCAAGCTTACCCCGTACAGAACTCAGCAGGGTATCTACATCCACCGCAATCGTTGGGTACTTGGCGCTAAACTTAATCAGGTCTGCAATTGCTTTTTGCGTGCCCTTTTCATCGTTGGTCATTATGGTCAGACCAAAGATGTTCAGTAAGTTTTCGCGGTTCTTAAGGATTGCTTCACTTTGGCCTTTAACTTTTATGTTGCGGAATTGAATTTCTGCAAGCTCAGAAGAACGTATACCTAGAGACTGCATCATCAATTCAAAGGGTGTAAAATCTTTTTTCATGATGTCACCCTGCAAAGTCCGCGCACCTTTAGTTGCGTACCTATCGGCAATAAACGGCTGTTTTGCAAACCCGGGGAGCAGGGCTTCAGCGGCGCGATCTCCATGACCTTTGTTGTAAAGGTCGTATGCACGTGCAAAGTTAACGCCTAAGTTTGGAAGTGGGCCAAGTGCGGCTATATACATTTGTTTAAGCGAGGCTTCTGCGTCTAAGTTATTACGCCCGTCTCTAAACCACATATCATCCAGTTTCAAACGGCTGTTTAAATCTATACCAGCGGCGTTGCCAACACCACGTGACACCATAGTGCCCATGTTCTTACCAAACGTATTGACCGCCCAGTTTGCAAACTCAAGCTCAAAGTCAAACGGTTCGTCATCATCGTCACCAAAAGCCGCACAAGCTTCAACAATAGCCGCCACAGTCGAAAAGCCCCAGAGACCAGTGACTCCAGTCATGATGGCAGTCGTACCCATTATGCCGACAAACCTAGCGCGGGCTTCGCGCTTATCCGCTTCTGGCAATTTACCAGATGAATTCCAAGCGTTGCGGGCCAAGAACCAAGTCATTTGGTGCGGAAATTGTTTAAACTGAAAAATAATCCTTGCCGGTGCGCTTTGCAACCAACGGGGTTTGTTGACACCCGAGTAATCAAACATAGCCCGGTGCGTCAAATCTTTTGCGTCGGCTATTGACTCGGTAAACGTATTCCTGCGCATACCACTCAGTTCACGCCGCAGAAGAACCTCGGCCTTGGAATTACCGGATTGAACGGCAGTATTAAGGTTATTTACCAAATCTTTGTATCTCTTTGACGCTTCCATGTCAGCAACGCGTTTCTCATAAGCTGCCCTAAAAGAAGTCATAGCCATAACTTCGCGGTTGAACCGCTCTGCATGGTGAAAAGAATAAGCAATAACCTGCATTGCTTTGTTTGAGAAACCAGAATAATCAGTGGTTGCGTTTGATGCTAGACCCGATTGATCATAAGTTGCCGTTATATCAATTAGTTGATCAGCAACAAAACGGTTATATGCCGCCCTGTCTATAGCGGACAAAGATTTTGATCTATCCAGCGATGGCGACAAAAGCCTTGACTCCATAAAGCTCCCACCACCTTCAATATCAAACCCCGTGGCAAAAATCTGAGCTGCTGTTTTTGATGCGCTGTACAGCACTCGACCCGTTGCTTCTGTGTACCCCATATTAGGATACATGCGGACTAGCTGGCCAACCATTGTCGGTATTCCAATTACTGCACCGCCCAGCACGTTGATTGCCGCAGTACCAAGAGAACTCAAATAGTAAATGAACCCAAGGTTTGAAAGCCCCGCTACCCATGCACCCACGTCAACTGGGTCTAATATTGCCTTTAGGCGCTTGTCAAGTTCGGTTACATAGCCGGTTAGTTCATCATTTTCCGCAGTTACTACCGGGTCGTATCTTGCCCCGGGTGTAAACCTACCCTTAATCTGCGCTCGTGCCGCCGACAACTGAGAGAACATCTCGGGGGAGTATTCCAAACGAGCCATTTGATACGCCATACTGTAAGACGACGACGAAAAAACGCGGAGGGCGTCTTCAGAGTATCCCGCAACACTGTTGCGGTGAATAAAAGCATTACGCATACTACGCTCTGGCTGGTTAACCAAATACGTCTGGTACAAGTTGTCTTTCATTTCGGCTTTTCGATCTGCTGCGTCAATTAGCGAAAGACCTGTTATGTTCATGCTGTCTATGGCAGCAAAAGCTTCTTTTAAAAAATTAGATTGACTGGCGTGCAAATCCATTTGCTGTTTATACTCACTGCCTATATTTGGGCCGATGGAGTCTTCTAACGCAATGCGGGCGGCTTGGTTAGGTGCTTGCTCCAATCGCTCTTGCAAGTGCGCTTCCCGCGCAGCTTGTGACTCAAACATGTAGTACTCGCGCTTTGCCCCCTTACCAATCTGATACCAGAATTGGCCAAAGCGCATAAGTGGAAAGTAAACCCCTTTTCTCTTTCCTTTTTCGAACTCAGCACGAATTTCTATGATGGTTTTTGCGTCCGCGCCGCCAGACGCAAGATCACTTTGTACTTTCTTGGTAAACCCAGAGCGCAGCAAAGTATTTAGCGTGTCCTCAGAAGGACTGTAATTTTCAATACGAGCCAAAACATTTTCCGGCACGCCTTCAATGTGCGCCAGCATTTTAGAAATTTGATAGTTAGACGGGCCAAGTCCGCGCATGTTGTTTATGCGTTGTCTCATTAACCGTTTATATTGGTTGTACTGACGTTCGTAGAAATCACGTACCGCGCGGTAGATGTTTCGGGCTTCAGGAGTAAGTTTGTTCCAGTCGGCCATTAACTGGGGGTTATTTATTTGTTGGGCGCGTGTGGCTTTGTCTGGGTCGATTTCCAAAATTGTTGCGCTGTGCATGACAACACCGATTTGGCGCGACATAGCAAAATTATTAGCCTGCAACCGAACCCATCTACGAGATATGTCCCCTGACTCTTTCAGCGTGTTTGCTGTGCGGGATAGGAATTTATCTGCCTCCTTGATAAAGTTATCAATTTGCGGGATACGCTTGGCAACCAAATCATTTATCTGGCGCAAGGTTAGCCCGCCAAGATATTCTTTGCGTCTCTCGTGGGCAAAACTGCGAATTTCTCGCATCTTCCCCTTTGTCCATGTGTTAGCCGTCAGCAATCGTCTAATAGTAGACGGCTGGTTGGGCATGCCTTGTGGCACAGTTCTTGGTGGCCTTTGAGTGGCCATCGCTCTTGGCGCAGGTGGCCCCGGAATAGTCCCGCCCACTTCATTCATACCTTGCAGAGACATCGTACCGGCCATCATTGCATCAGCAGCAAACATGACTTCGGCCATGACGTTGCTTGGCTCGCCGGGCTTCACTTTAAACATCTTGCTTATAGAATCAGTAAAGCGATTCCAAAGAGAGAACGGAGAAGCCTTGTACCGGTAAGAGCGCAACACGGCTTGCAGTTTGGGGTTTGTCAACGCCTCGGCCACAAACTCATGTAAGTCTTGTAAACCGTAGAAGGGGTTGTCTGTTACCCCCTGTTGGTTCATCATATCTTTGGAGTACTTAAACAACTCTTCAAGGCGCTCGTAACCTTGACGCTGTATGCCAACCAGTTTGTCAGCGTTGTCGATTAAATACGATGAAGCCGCGTGAACAGTTTCATGCAGCAACAAGTGATTGGTGAGTTTGCTATCGCCCTGACGCATGACAATGGTGTCACTTGCAGGATCGTACTTACCATCCCACGCAAACTCCTTGTTTACTAAGTCCGTCACACTGTCAAGAAGTTGCTGATTTGACTCAGTACCGTTATTGCTACTTAACGTATCTTCAATCGTATCCAACGCAAATATTAAATTACGTAACTTACCCGACTTCAGATCTTTTATGATTGCTGCTTGTTGCTCTTGAGGGTACAGCGTAACGATCAGATCACGCAAAGCATCCAAACGCTCGTTGAGCGACTCTGTAATTTGTGGATTATTCGACAAAGACTCCAGCACATCCGCTTCTATCAAACGAGTTTTTGCTGTGAACCCGGTATCTAGCAGGCGCTGCGCAAGTTCGGCGTAATACTTGCTGTTCTTTGTTTGCGCAAGAAGCTCAAGCGCTTTACGGGTATTGCCCTTTTCCAGTTCCCTAACAATAGCCGGATGCACGTCATACAGCATCTCAAGGGAAGGTATATTTTCCAGATTTATTTCTCTGGTTGGACTGAGAGTTTCTTCTCCTTCACCCGCTTCCGTTTCCATCTCTGTCAACATTTTCTTGGAGATGCGCTCTCTTTTTCTTTTTGGGGCTTTCGGTAGCTTTGCCCCATTCTTCTCTGCTCTGTCGCCTTCTTCTTCAACTCGAGCTTTGAGCTGCTTGTTGTACTCAGCCTTGGCTTTTCTATATTCTTTCTTTGCCTCAGCGTTCTGTTTGTTCTCGGCAACCAACTCATCTAGCAACTCCAATGTAGATGGGTCTAGGTTAGCCGCAATCCACGCACGGAAGTCTTTTGCGTACTCGCCACCTTCTCTATAAAAGGTTGAACCAGCGCCATAGTGTTTACGGTTTACCTCAAAATAGGCAAGATCAAACGCCAAATCTCTGAGGGCATCTCCAAATGTAGTCCGGTTCAAATTGGTCAAGTACGTGATGGCAGCTTGGGCTTGTGCAGAAACCTTGCCGCCGATCATTTGCTTAAGTATCAAAGCTGCTGGGCGCAGTTTGTTATCGTTTATGTCACGAACTACATCACGTATTGCTTGGCTTGGCTCGCGGGGTTTGCCGCCTTTTGGTGTTGCGTAGGCGCTGGTTACCATTGCACCAGTAGTTATTGTTTCTTGGTACGGTATTTTTGTGCCAGTAACTTTTGACGGGCGCATCTTACTCGTTCTTATATTAAACAGCGGGCCTTCCCCTGTACCCATCATCTGGTCTACATATTCCTGCACCTGTGAACTGAACTCATCCATACCACGGCGTGCGGTCAGGTCTGGCAGTCCAGCTTTTTTTAGTAAGTCTGATTGCGTCTCTGGGTCTGCGTTTTGTAGCGCGTCTAGTAATTGGTTTAATTTTTCTTGGCCACCAACACGACGGGCAAGATAGTCGAGCATCTGCTGTGCGCCAGCGCTGGTCGTCTCGCCCGGCTGAGCAATATCGAACTCCAGCATGGTGTTAGCGGCAGTGTTTCTAGAATTGCCGTGACGCTCTTGTTCCGCCGGAGAATTAGAAACAGACTGGATGGAATCAAAGAAACCTTTGATTTTGCCGCCTTCTTCTGTTTGCGGAACATGTTCCGTATCTACTTTTGGCGCACGGATAGGATTGCCTTTTTGGTCGTACCTTACTTCTTCTTTATCTTCGTCTTCGTATAAGTCTTCTTCAACTTGTTCTTTTTGTGGTTTGGGTTGGGGTTTATTCCCGGGCGCTTCCGCCCCCTCAAATAACTTACCCTGCATCGCACGGGGTTGGCCAGTATCTTTTTGCAACATGTCGATCGCGTGGTCGATCTCAGCGTTCGATGTCTGCAAGTAATTCTGGACAATCGAGTCTCTGTTCTTGAGTGCTTGGCCCGACGACATATTGGCGGGCCGCATGCTAATAATCATTGCGTCGGTATATCCGCCGGAATCAACCTTCTCTTGGATGCGGGCGCGGTTGTCCTCTAACTCCGCGATCGCTCCGTCTACGCTTTGCCCGGCCAACGCCATCGCGTTCTTCATGCGGCGGGCAGCGCCTTTATAAAGACCAATCAAACTACCCTGCATTGCGCGGGGCTGACCAGAACTCGGTTCAAGTTTGGCCAAAGCTTTTTCCCCATTAAACATAGGGTTCTTAAGTTGAGCGGCCAACCCTCTGTTGCGGATAAGCCCCATGTTGGCATCTACTATCGCTGCCAAGTCTTTCAGAATTAGCCCACGCTGGTTCATGCCCGCTTGATCTATCTGGCCCATAGGTAAAGAGTTGTATTCATCTCTTAAGTCGGTGTACTGCCGTACAAAATCCCTGTAGGCCTCAACGGACTGTGTAGGGGCAGCGGCAGGAGCGGCGGCAGGAACACCGGGTGCGCTGGAAGTTGTTGCGGCAGCAGCGCCGGTATCTACGTCTTCGAATAAATTAGCGGGTTCATTTGATGGCGGCAGGGTTTGATCTGCATCACCGTATTTTGCGGATAAAGTAGAACCTCTTGTTGACCCCAACGCATCCGCAGCCCGTTGTGCATAAAGATTAACTTGAGATTCTTGGCCGGGCTGTCCAGCAGGTTCACCACCTTCTTGATCTGCGAACAGACCAGCGGGTTCTTGCATGCCTTGGGTAAGCGTATCCAGAATTGTTTGACGCTCTTGATCAGTAGTGTTTGGGTCTTTGAATTTTTCAGTCAAAGCACCTTTTAACCCACCGACGCCGCCCACTGGAGCGCCACCCAATGCGCCAAGGATAAGGTTGGCAGCGGAGTCTTCACCAATTTCTTTGTTCTTAGCTACGTTTTGAATCGCAATATCAGCAGCTAACCCTTCAGCAGTTTCTTGTACACCCTGTTCTACCCCACCAATTACTGTGCCTGCGGCAGTTTTACCAAGAACGGATTTACCCGCTGCTTTTTTAAGCATATCATCTAACGCGCCCGTAGCCAGCTTAGCGGTAAAACGATCTCCAAATGTAGCAATCAATCCCTGCATAATTGCGCCGGATTCTGCCGCCTTACGGGTAGCCAAATCTTTTGCCTCTGCTTGGCCCACACCTTGTTTTATTAGTGAAGCGTAGAACGGGCTGTTCTTCATCAAGTCTTCATGGCTCATCTTGCCAATAAACTCTTCCGCAGTTGTAGCGGCTTCATCAGCCGCCATAGCTCCACCCACAACGCCGCCAGCAGTAGGGCTTTTTGTAGCTACAGTAGTAATAAGAGTAGGGGCAAATGTACCAAGCACGCTTGCCAATTGCATGGCATAACCGCGCACGGTTGGGTTTTTACCAAAATCTACTTCACCCTTAAAGATGTTTCCAGTTATTTGAGATTCTTGTACGGCTTTTTTAGATTGCTCTGATGCACTATCGTCAATAGTTTTTTGAACTTGTTTACCAAGGTCTCGCAAATACGTAGAGCCGGGGATCTCCGGTATTTTGGCAAGTGTGCGTTCTACCGCTACAGCATCTTTATCTTGCTGTTCTTTACCGCGCAGTAGCTCATCAACTTTTCTAGCAAGAAGTTTTCCGGCGAGCAGGGGCATTGGCTCCTGTACATTAACTTCGCCTGTTGCAGCTTTACGTACCGCGCCTTTTGCGGCTTCTTGGGTGCCTTTAGGAAAAGCAGCAAACCCAGCAACAGAAGACCCTAGAAGCCTTTTAGTGAAATCAGCAGCATCAGTCCAAATGCTGTTTGGCTCTTCTGGCTTTTGTACAGGCTCTTCTTGTGGTTGAGCAAACTTGCCAAACGGGTTTTGCTCTACCTCTGGTTGAGCAAACTTACCAAACGGGTTTGCCATGCTCAGTTCCCCAATATTTTGGCTGCGGCTCCCGGGCCATATGTCTCATCAAAATACGCCCTGTTTTGCGCCGAAGGAGCTGATTTCAACATGCTTACATCGCCCGAGGACGGGGGTTGGCCAACAAGTGAAACATTTCTGCCTGATCTACTAGGTGTGGCTGTCCCACCCGGTACATTACCGGTGCGTGCTTCACGTTTTTTCGCCTCTGCTCTTGCTGCTTGGTCTATGATTTCTTGCTCGGCTGCCCGCAAAGCACGGTTGTAGTTATCTTCCGCTGTCTTTATCTTGACGGGGTCTCCGCTTTGCCGCGCTTGCAATAGCGGCATTTCCAAAGCCTTAACAGTTGCGGCCTCCATAGCTTTGTCTGTAATAGCTGTGGCTTGTTCTACTGATTTATCTGCCCCAGTGTATTTTGAACCATACATAGCCGCACCTGTTTCTCGCATAGTGTCTATGTATGCTTTAGCGCCGTCTTCGCCAGTTTTGCCGTTATACGATTTCTTGCCCGTACGAATTAAATCAGCTTCCGCCATCATGCGTTCCATCTGGCTTGGCTTATTAGCCACGTCACGGTGAGCAGCGGCGGTGATCCCCGCAACCCTCAGCGCATTCTCGCCTTGCATTTCTTGTTGCGCTAAACCGCTTGTAAGCTGGGCAACTTTTCCTTGCAGCTCAATCTTAGTTTTAAACGCATCTTTCTTCAAATCTTGTGCACGGGTTTCTTCAGCATCTGCTTTGTTAATCAAGCCTTCCTTACGAGATTGTTGAGCGGTAGCCAACAAAATTTCAGATTGACGTAGTTTGTCATCAAACTCGCGGTTTTCTTTCTTAAGTCGACCAACTTCACCAATAAACGCTTCGCCCGCTTCACCCAACCCAGAAATAAATTGCGTCTTTTGGTTTTCACCCGGTTTTTTATTACGGCTCAATAACTTTAAGCTTGACATAGCAAAAGCAAGCCCTTTGTCTTTCTCCATTTGATCCGCCAGCCCGGCCCGTTTGGTTTTAGTTTCTTCCAAATATGGTTTAGTAATGTCAGGGCCATAGCGTTTTTCCAGCAGTGGGATACGAGCAGAAATATCTTCATCTCTTTGTTCGGGGGTTGGCTCTGCTGGTGCTTGATTAGCCATTGCTTTTAAATCGGTCAAACTTTGTTCAAACCTGTTTCCATAGGTGTCTTTACTTTTCGCAGCTCCGCCCGGAGCAAACGCAACCATGCCGCCACCAGCCATCATTTGTTCTTGCTGCTCTACGGGGATTTGATTGAACGCGCCGCCCAGACCACCACGGATCGAAGCCCGCTCTGCCATTTCTGCGTCAATCATCTGAACTTCTTCCAAATCGCGGCGGTTTAACGCCGTTTCTTTGGCTTGCGCCAACTGTTGGTCGCTTAGTTTGGTAAGGATACTTTCTACGTTTTGGTCGCTTGTTACCCCGCCGTCGGCATACGACTCCATCAGGCCACCTTCTTTGTTCGATTTACCCCCCGAACTAGGTGAGCCGCCAAACATACCGGAGTTACCAAAACCATAAGCAGCGCCACCAAGACCGGCTAGGGTCTGTATTGCACTGGGGCCTTGGCTATAAATAGACGCGGTAGATTGCTGACCAAGAGGCAGTCCGCGAACCATGTCAGACATGAAGCCCAATTGCTTGTACGGATAGTTTTGTTGATTCAAGAAATCTTGATACCCCGTGTCTAGACCGCGTTGTGCTTGTTGCTGTTGCTGTGCACCATACTGATTTTGCAATGCATTGATGCCCATCTCTTGACCATACTGAGTCTGACCAAGTTGCCCCAGAGTGCTTGCGGCTTGCAAACCAGTTGAAAGACCTTTCATGCCAAGATCAGCGCCATACTGACGTGACTGTTCTTCTAACTGTTGAGCAGATTGCCCATACTGAGCGCCGAGACCCGCAGCTTGTAAGCCTTGACCAGCGCCGTATTGACGAGATTGTTCTGCGGCGGTCTGTGCTTGTTGGTACGCTTGTTGATTAGCCAACTGCGCCTGCATGTTTTGACCCGCGCCAAGCTGCTGAACACCAAGATTCGCCGAGAGATTTTGCCCACCGACAGTAAGACCCGCTTGTTGGTTAGCTTGTTGGGCTTGCATACGGCGGGTTTGGTCGGCGTTAAATTGCTGTTGAGCATTTTGATACGCTTGTTGTTGCCCAGTAGCTTCAATACCTTGTAGTTGAGAGCTTAAATTACGTTGTGCTTCAGCATCCACAATTGCAGAGCGGCTACCGCCAAACGCACCTTGCTGTACAGCCTGAGCATTACGGCCCGGTTGTGCAACTTGAAAGTCTCGTATTGCTTGAGACTTCTGGTAGTCCACCACATTCTGTGTGTACGGACTCATATACTGCTGAGCAGATGGGCTATCAAAATTTCGAGAACGCACTCTTTCGGCTGGCCCCATTTGATAGTTTTGTAAGTTTTGGCCTTGGGCTTCCAACATTGAAAATTGACCGGGCTGATATTGGCCGGGATTTTGAAACTGATTGCTGAACTGTCCTGCCTGATAGCCTGTACCCAAAGCGCCCATGCCCGCTGCACCAGCTATACCTGAGCCAAGACCAACCTGCTGAGAAGGCTGCATATTTGCAGCGTTTTGGAAGGACTGCTGCTGCATAGGGTCAAACCCAGCAATGCGTTGCCCGCCGTACTCTTGATAGGGGTTTTGGTTAATGTCAGTTAACGCAGAAGCTTTTGCCAACGTGTCTTTGGCGTATCCCCGCGCCCACTCGGGCAACTCCTGCGTCTGGGTTGTTTTATCTGGAGTCGAGTCGCCGCTGTCAAAATAAAATTTGGGGCCTAAGAAAAAATCAAGTATCCATGAAATCTTAAACATCTAAGTGCTCCTTGCGGTACTCGTCAAACCGCTCGTAAAAAATTGTTTTCCACATATCAGGCAAAAATTCTTTTGCTTTTTCGGGGCCAACACACGCATGAACCGCATACGCCATGATGTTGCCAGACGCATACCGCAATCCGTGGGCAATCTCAATCCCGTGCTGGTCTTTGTTTGCTTCAAAAAAGTTTGCAGTTTCATACGCAGAAACCACTGTGAGCCACATGGGAAGCACTTGGTCTTGAATACTGCGGTAAAACGGATTTGCCGGTAGATACACCAAGCAGGTCAAAAATGCTCGGTTAATCAAGTCGGCGGGGACAGGCTTGTCTTTGTCAATTAGATCATCCCATATATGAGCCAAATCAGCAAATGCATGGTACATGTTTAGGGCATCTTGATTGCCGCCAAACCATTCTAATTTTCCGCGACTGTTCATGCCGGTAAGTATTTCTCTGCCCGACTGTTCTTGGCTACCTTACCCTTACCCACGGTTTTACCGCGAGCTTTCTGGATTCTGTCCATCATGGCGTACAGCTTACGTGCGCCAGCTTCAGTCGAGCCATTGCCCAACTCAGACACAATGCGTGCAGGTACGACAAACTCACCATCAGCCAAGCGTGCTGGTTGCTTTTTGCCTATTACAGCAGGGATAGAGTCGGACACACCGTCACCGGGGCCACGAAGCAGTCGGCCACCGTCTGAATATCCGCCAAGGTTATAAGCAGCATCGGATATTCCGCCTGTAGCCAGCTTTGTATATTGTTGGGTATCAGCATCGTATGAGTAGCCTGCGGGTACTCCGCCTTGACCACCGCCAGCTTCCCCTATTCGTTCCAATATACCTTTCGTAAAGCCGCCTTCAGCGGCCCGCGCTACATATTGCTGGTTGAAATACTTTTTTTCCCGCCCAAATGGATCGGTATCGGGGGTTGGAATTGTTGCATTAGCTTCATACGTGTACTGCTGGCCGGGGTCAGAATCCCCCGGTTCAGGTTTGTTTTCTTCTTGTTGCTCTTGATACATATCGTAGGCTGCTGGCGTCGCTGCTGCGGCAAGCGTAGTTTTAGCACCGTATGTGTTTTCTACGTTTCCAAGATTTTCATAAAATCTAGTAGGGCCACCTTCAGTAGCCAAACTTTTAACCCCTTCTCCCATATATTTAGCGTTACCCGCTGCGGTATCCGCCATAGACATGGGTTTTGCCGGACTCCCGTCTAATGAAACAGCCTTGGTAGTATCCACAGGCGTAACAGGAGCAGGAGCAGGTGTTGCAACAGGAGCAGGTGTTGCAACAGGAGCAGGTGCTGCCGCCGCAACTTCAACCGGCGCTGCTGCTGCTGGCGCTGCCGTCGCTGCTTCTACTGGTAATGGTACTGCATTAGATGCCACTGCCTGCGCCCCAGACTGTTGTAGAGCACTGCCAAGACCCGCACCGCCATAAGCGCCCAAGCCAGCCATAAGTCCTTGTTTTATATCCCCTGTTGCTACTGCTGTCCCGCCGCCAACAATCAATCCCGCCACAGGAGCGCCAACACCGGTAGCCGCCAAAGCAGCGCCAGCAATCATTGGAAGCATCTTTCGCAAGAAGCCAGCCTCGGGTAAACCCGTATGGGGGTTGATGGTTAAATAACCACCGTGGGCCATAGCCAAGTCATTGAGGCTCTTTACCTCCCCTTTGGACATGTGGACGAGCATGGTATCGCCATTGCGCCCATGTTTTTCAAGATGTTTTGCAGCGTGTTGCAGGCTCATTTTTGCCTCGTAAATAGGGGGTTGGTTGATAGTATCATGTTGGGCGTAGTCAAACAACTAGACTTTAATCTTTAGAACATTTGCAGCAGTGGTGTCGTAGTAGATGTCCCCAGCGCGAAGATTGGCAAGATCGGCTTGAGTTGGCAGACTAACTTGGGATGCGCCGGGTGTAGTTGGATTGGGTTGCGCAAAAGACATGGCGGTAACCACATCTGTAGTACCCACATTTTGTGAAGCAAATATAGCTGGTGCTGCGCTGTTTAAAAAGTTGAAATACAAACGCAATACGTTGGTCAACTGCTCCATGTACTGGGCATCATATTCAGCCGGAGCAACCGGTAGTCGTGGCGGGGTGTTACCTTTTAATCCCATGCTTATCTCCTGCCGTCCGGCCTAATGTCAATTCGCGGAATGCCCAACTGCCACTGCACCCCTAGCGTGTCAGAGCTAACTTGGAACGCCATCTGACGCCCACGAATCCTGACATACACCTGCTGTGTAAACTGCTGAATAGCATAGGTTCTCTGGTTCTGATAGTTCTGCGTACTGATGACAGCCGGGTCATTAGATGGGCCGTAGGCTGCACCGGGGGAAGTGCGCGGCAATACAGTGAAGCTGGCCTGCGGCAGGTTTACGCTTGATCCATCAAAGGTCAGGTCAGGTATTAACCTCCAGACAAAACCAAAGTTATGCCCGTCCCCAATGTCAAAGTCAGAAGAGGTTAATGTTGCAGAGATAGGGACTGAAGGGTTTACTGTGCCATCATCTACGCCGTTCTCATGGTAGACCAGCAGGGTATTTGTAGTTCCACCCGCCGTGCCGTAGGTTGCTCCTATCGGATATTCTCTAAGTGCGCTGTCTAGCCATGCTGTACGTCCTTGATTGTTTCCTAAATAGTTGTCCCAGTCGCCGTAGTACCAAATATTATCAAGGTGATTATAGATTACATACCGGTCAATTACGGTTGAGTTAGCAGAACAATACTGCCACCAGACCTCGTTGTAGCCCTCGTTTGTTCCGGCCATAAACTGATATGACTGAGTAAGGTTGATGTCGTTGTAGACGTACTGGCGCAAAGTGGACGGCAAAGTCTGCACCCGGCCTGAGTACATGTAGAACTTGTCCGTACCCATCCAGTAGGTGATGTTGTTAGCGGTTGCTATTGCATTTGGCCCTGCAATCGAAATGTTGTCGCCCATGATCTGAAAGCCCCAGACATACGGTGGGCCAAGGTATTGCATGGAATAAATAGCTGAATCAGTCAGCACCAAAATCTCTTGACGGGTCTGAATGGCAGTCACAATCTGTGAACCGTGGCTCAATCGGTAGCTACCCGCTTGGTTTGTAACAGCCGGATACCACACCGCAAAGCTTTCTTGGTTCGACCAGTAAATTAACAGCGGGTCTTGGACTGTGCTGCTGGCTACAGAGTCGTTGCACCCAAACGCAATAACAAAGCGCGAGGCATCGGACACCATAACAAAGTTGGCTACTGTCGGGCAGTAAGCATCCGTCGTGACTGTTCCTGCTTTGGTAACTATAGAGGCGCTTGGGCCAAGTAACTGACCCCGGTTAAATGTGCTGGCAGAAGCTGCGTTTGCCCAGTAGTACAGCGCACCACCACGGGCGTTAAAGATTAAATCCTCGCCAAAGTTTGAGTGGCTCCATAAACGAAGCTGCACGCCAATGCCCACTGTGGCAGGCGAACCCCAGCCTGTAAACGTGGTGGACTGCGTTACTATTGCATTGTCAGCATGAGAGGCGGCTGCGCCTGAGCCTGTGCCACTTAATCCACGGGTACAACCTGTGAATGTTTCGGCTGAAGGAAAAGTTGTTTTGCCCGTATAGGAAATGGTTTCTGAATCAATCAGGATGTTTCCCGTCGGTGTAAACGCACTTGTACTATCCACTGTGATTGTGGTGACAGAGTTGTTTATAGCTCCGTTGAGTTGGTTTGATCCTGTGCCAAAAACAATACCACCCCAAGTACCTGCGCCCCAACCAACGTTCTGAGAGTAAACATCTTGGCCTGTTGTAATCTGGTATACCCCTACAACAGATGCGCCGCCAGCACCTGTATCGCTTGCGTTAGCTGCAACTGAAGAAGTTATGGTGTAAGAGTTACTTGATAGATAGGTAATCTGAAACTCTGCGTTAAGTATGGTGGCTGTAATAACTCCGCCCAAGGAAACAGCGCCGCTGAAAGTCACAAAGTCGCCGGTCTGTGCGCCGTGGCCTACATCGGTTACTGTGATTGTGGTGGAGCCGTTGGTTGCGGCAAAGGTAACTTCACCTGCGGTAGTAGTACTGCGTAAAGGTGTAACGTCGTAAAACGCGCCGTTTGTGCCGTTCTGTATGTAGTACTTGAGGTTTGTACCTATAGCCAGCAAGTTATAGCCAGCCAAGTTAAGCCAATTCAACATGCCTCGGGCAACGCCCCACAGCGTGCCGGTCGTTGGCTTTAACGTAGAGTTGTTTAAACCGGTGTCGGCTGTCCAGCCCCCAACTTTTTCTGGTTGCCCAGAACGAAAGCGGATTTTATTAGACGCATAGTACCCACCCTCATTGGCGTAAGTGGTGCTTTCTCTGTTTACACCGGGGCGAAGGGCAAGTTTCTGTAATGACATTTTTAACCCACGTTACGCTCAAAATGAGGGCAGTCCACAAGATTGGAAAAGTTCCCGCCCCAGCGGTTTTTGATGTTCAGTGACTCCCAGTATGCGCCCAGCGGAGCAATGGTCGCCTTGTCCCAGATTATCTTCCCATCCTTGAAGAAGTTCAAGTCTATGGCGCACCGCTTCAGGTGGATGGATTTCATCGTCTTTGAGCGGCCCGTCTTGAGGTAAATGGCTTGCTGCTCAGGTGTGCGGGCAAGCTCTCCGCCAGTAACTTTGAAGCCTTGTTCCGTGGCGTGGGTAATGAGTTTGCAGGCATCCAGTAGGAATGCGGCTTGTTCGTCAGATAAACTCATTTTTGTTCTCCATCTGTTTCGCCGTGCGACAGTTTTACGCCAGCCAGCAAGCCAATAAAGCCGCCAAC